TCATCCAGCTAAACTTCGTGGCTGTACGCACTGGCGTAGAATTCGAAGAAATTGTTGGTAGATTTTAAGGGGGAGGGTTAGAACAATGGCTTTCAATATTAACGATATCAGAGCACAGCTTACCTTCGGTGGAGCTAGGCCCTCTTTATTCCAAGTAATCATTAGCAATCCTATCAATCCAGTAGCTGATTTTAAGTTACCATTTCTGTGTAAGACAGCTCAGCTACCAAGTTCTGAATTGGGATTGATTGAAGTACCTTACTTTGGAAGAAAACTCAAGATGGCAGGTGATCGTGTATTTGCTCCATGGACAGTAACTATCATCAATGATGAAGACTTTTTAGTAAGAAATTCCATGGAAAATTGGAATAACTATATCAATCTTTATCAGACAAATACAACTGCTCTTGGATCTGGTGCACCAGGTCTTTATAAGTCACAAGCAACAGTCACTCAGTTCGGCAAAGCTGGCGAGATCCTAAGAACATATCAGTTCAACGGGATCTTCCCACAAGTTATCGCTCCGATTGATCTTGCTTGGGCAGACACAGACGTGATCGAAGAATTCCAAGTACAATTCCAGTATGACACATTCCAAGTATTGAATGGTACTACTGGAAATGCTGGTGGTTCGTAAAAATTAAGGATTGAGAGCCGTTATAAATATAACATGTAGCGGCTCTCATTCTTAAGGAAAAACATTATTATGCAGTTATTTGGATTTAGTATCACCAGAAAAGATGAAGAACCAGTCGAATCTTTTGCCCCAGAGGTAAAAGATGATGGCGCGATGGTCGTTGCTGCAGGTGGCGCATATGGCACCTATATTGACCTTGATGGCACAGCAAGGACAGAAGCAGAGCTAGTCTCAAAATACAGAGAAATCTCCTTACAACCTGAATTAGAGATGGCGATTGACGATATCGTCAATGAAGCTATCGATACTGATGCTGATAACATCGTAGAGATCAATCTCGATAAAGTAAACTATTCGGATTCCGTAAAAGATAAGATCCGTGAAGAATTCACTAATATATTGACCCTCTTCAATTTTAATTTTGAATCTTATGAATTATTCAAGAGATGGTATGTCGATGGTAGGATGTACTATCATGTGATCATCGATGAAGAGAATCCTAGATCAGGTATCAAAGAACTCCGTTACGTCGATCCGAGAAAGATCCGTAAGATCCGTGAGATCAAGAGGAAATCAAAAGGCGGGATCACTGTCACGAATACTCAGAGAGAGTATTATGTATATAATGACAGGAGCTTCCTTCCTGCAGGCGGCAATGCAGGCCTTCCGATGGACACATCTGCGACAGGTGGTGTTAGGATAGCAGTCGATGCCGTCCTTCATGTCACGTCAGGATTGATGGACAAGAACAATGCGCTAGTATATTCATATATCCAAAAAGCGATCAAACCTCTCAATCAATTAAGAACACTTGAAGATGCGACTGTCATCTATCGTATCTCCCGCGCTCCTGAGCGCCGTATATTCTATATCGATGTGGGTAATCTTCCTAAGGTCAAGGCAGAACAGTATCTCCGGGACATGATGATCAAACACAAGAATCGTCTCGTGTATGATGCGTCTACAGGTGAGGTTCGTGACGACCGCAAGTACATGACGATGCTTGAAGATTATTGGTTGCCGAGAAGAGAAGGCAACCGTGGCACAGAGATCACGACTCTCCCTGCAGGTCAGAACCTCGGTGAGCTTTCTGATGTAAACTACTTTCAGCGTAAGTTGTATCAGGCATTGAATGTTCCTATCTCAAGATTAGAACCATCTTCAGCAGGATTCAACCTGGGTCGTAGTGCAGAAATATCTAGAGATGAAGTAAAGTTCACGAAGTTTGTGGGAAGATTGCGTAAGCGCTTCTCGCAACTGTTTGCTAAGGCATTAGAAAAACAGTTGATACTCAAAGGCATCGTATCAGAATCCGATTGGCCTGAGATCCAAAATGCTATATCGTTTGACTTCACAATCGATAATCACTTCGAAGAATTTAAAGAAGCAGAAGTTCTCCAGAATAGGATTCAGCTTTTACAACAAGCAGAACCATACATCGGTAGGTTCTTTTCTGATCTCTGGGTGAGGAAGAACATCCTCAAGCAAACAGATGATGATATCAAACAGATGATGGAGGAGATGCAGGAAGAAGGTTCTGATGTCGCACAGCAAGAGCAAGAGCAACAACCTGAAGGACCTGCACCTAAACCTGTCTCAACCATAAAAAGTAAACCTAATCTTGCAATCGGAACATCAAGATAATATAAATATAACATAATTATTGGAGGAAACATGAGCAACGTAGAAGATATTTTAGCATATGCGTGGGATAAGAATGCAGCTGATCTGAAGTCGGCAGTTGCTGCAGAGATGGGATCAAGGGTCTCAGCTCATATTAATAATATGTATGCTGACGTTGCTGCTAGTGTTTTTGGAAATACATCAGCTAATGAGGATGACTCTTCATTAGAAACAGCAGCAGATTCATACGAAGGTGCCGAAAATGAAGAAATTTAAGAATCTCATCAGCGAGATCCAACAGCCGCTATCACAAGGCGAGAAGAATTTCAAGGATATGCACGGGGACCTTCCTGCTGCTATAGAAAAAGCAAGGAAGCTTGTTCCTGGCATCACAGATCAAGACGTCCTCTTCAATGGTCGTCCTCGTCGGATGGATCAACCTACCGCCTCAATCGAAGATATTGAAAAATCTGTCGATAATTATGATAAGGGTCTTAAGGTAGGTCCTAATCCCGAAAAAACTATGAGCGAAGAGCTTGAGAAAGAGACGATTAAACATCCTGTCGGACAGCGTCCTAAAGGTATCGGTTGGGTATTAAAACAAGCTGGCGAACAGACAGGAAAAGATCATAGCGTCTGGGAACGTAAAGTTATGCGTATCGGCAAAGTGAATGAAGCGACTATGGCAGGAATCGATTCTGCTGCTTTTGTGAAAAAATATCACGAAAATGAAGATGATAATGCACATTCAGAGAACGTCAAGCTGTTAGCAAAACATTTCGGTACAGAAGCTGATTACAAAAAAGCTGTAGACATCCATAACAAACACATGAAGATCGGACACCTTCCTAAGGACCTCGGTAAACAGAGATATGCTCTCCATACGAAACTCATGAAGCAAGCAAAGCCTCATTTTGATAAAGTAAAAGCAGAAACCAATGAAGCAGTAGATCAAACCAACCTCGGTGGTGGCAAGGGACCAATCGGTGGTCGGTACGGCATGCCGGCAGGAACTACAGAGACTAATCCTGACGTCACTCAGACAATAAAGGCAGCTAAACAAAAAGATCGAGATAAAAAAATTACACAAGCAAATAGATTAACAACGAGAAATATCATCGGCGAAAAGACTCTCACACCTGCAGAAATAAAGAAGCGTGAAGAGATTGCTAAGGCAATGGAACGTGATAATCCTGACATGCCGATGGATAAGAAGATGACCATTGCGACAGCAGCAGCAAAGAGAGTTGCAGAAGGAAAAGATACTTTTGCAAAAGATAATAAAACAACACAGCATAAAGACTATACTGATAAGAATGCAAAAATTGCAAAGCAGCGTACTGCAGAAGTAGATACGATGGTCACTCATGATTGCGCTAAACACATTGCTCATGAAGAATGGGGCTTTGGAACTTGTATTCCTGGCGAACATACTATCGTTGAAACATCACAAGGAGAAGGCTATGTGACTCATTATGATATCATGTTCGAACATGGCATTGAGTATGATGTCCCCGTCGAAGATATCAAAGTCATCTAGCAGATATGATGTCTGATGACATGCAGTTGGAAGCATGGTTGCAGTCAAAGATCACAAAAGCAAAGTATATGATCGATTCTGTGTATGATTACTTGATGTATTCAGATAAGCAATCAGGCATGAAATCACCTATGCCTTCCGCAGATGTATCTTCGTATGCACAGACACCTGCGATGGCTGCTAATTATTCATCATTCCTCAACAAGATGGCTGAAGAAAAGATCCTTTCTGCGAAGCAAAAAGTGATTGCAGCTCTTGCTAGTGATCCTGAAGAGATTGACGCAGATGATTTTAAAAAATTACGTTCGAGCAAAAAAAGATCTGATACAGAAGAGACGACTGCACATCGTAAAAAGATCATCTCTAAGACTGTAGAAGAAGCAGTAGATGACGAAGAAAAAGAAGACAAGCAGAGCGGTGCTAGCTTAAATCCTATCACTAGATTAAATGCAGCACATCAGCTTCTAAGAGGCAAGATCGGCATCAAGCATCCTATCAAATTTGATGATGGCAAACATGAATTAGACATCAATACTGTTAGAAAAGCATTAGATCTCCATGGCAATGCAAAGACTGCTGCTGAAAAAGAAAAGATCCAGAATGCTTTCAAGACACACGCAGGCCTTCTGAAGGCCCTTGAGGGTGAATTTGCTGCAGAAAAAAAGCCTATATCACTTGGTGGAACTATACGAGTTGGCGGCATTAAGCCCATCAAAGAATATGCGGATCCTGTGACAGGTAGAATGGATCCTTTCACAGGCAGAGGTGATTTCCAGCTGATATTGACTAGAGGTCCAGACGGAAAGCCATTCTTTAGAAAGGCTCCTACTGGTGAAATTGGTATAGGTAAAAAAACAGCAGCAATCAAAGATACATCTGTGTCTGAAGGTAAAGAACCTATACTATCTAAGGCTAACATGCAACAAGATAGCTTAGATAGACTAAATGCTATGTCTCCTCAGGCATCAAAGATGAAGATTAAACTTCCTCCTACACAAGGTAATGAGACTATCGGTGGAGAAGAAGAAGTATATCCTAACATAGCCACAGAAGAAACTATGTTAAATAATCTATATCATACCCTATCACAAGATAACAAATCAACATTCATGGAAAAGCTAAGAACAGAAGATGGTTTGACAGAGCTTCTTCAGTTTGCACAAGAACAGGGGCTATGAGATGGTAAGTATCATTAAACCAATAAGAGGTACAGCAGGAGAAGTGGCTTTAACGAATGCCAACACTGTTAGCAATGCAACTTTAATCAGGGTGATTAATACGGGAACTGGAACAGCTTTTCTTAATCTTGCAAACACAACTGCTGTATATGCAAACATAACGCTACTTGCAAACTCTTATGCAAACATAACGCTACTTGCAAACTCTGTTACATTCATCACTAAAGATCCTACTGATACTGCAAACGGCGCAGTTTCTACAGTAAGAGCTGCAGCAATAGCTTATAGGGACTAATCAAATGAAACTCATCACAGAAGTAACAGAACAAGTCAAGTACATCACAGAAGAAGGTTCCGAAGGCGGCAAGAGCCTCTATATCGTGGGTCCTTTCCTTCAGGGTAATGTGACTAATCGTAATAAAAGATATTACGACACAAGCATATTAGAAAAAGAAGTCAACAGATACGTCAAAGAAAATGTTGACAAAGGCAGAGCATACGGTGAATTGGGTCATCCATCAGGTCCTTCTATAAATCTAGAAAGAGTCTGCATGATGATCAAATCTCTCCATAGAGAAGGCGATAGTTTTATCGGAAAAGCGAAGATCACTGATACTCCATACGGAAATATCGTTCGGAGCTTGATCGCTGAAGGTGCCGTGTTAGGTGTATCTTCTAGAGGTATGGGTTCATTAGTAGAAAAAAGTGGTGTCAATCATGTACAGGATGATTTTTATCTCGCTACAGCAGCAGATGTCGTAGCAGATCCATCAGCGCCGGACGCATTTGTCAACGGTGTGATGGAAGGTGTGGAATGGGTATGGAATAACGGCGTTCTCAAAGCGAAAGAATTAGAGAGCGCTAAGAAACATATCGATGAGGCTGCTCGTAAAGTTTCTAAGAAAGAACTCGAAGAAGCAAAAATTAGAGTATTCAACCATTTTCTTTCAAATATATAATTTTATAAATATTTAAAATAAATCAAGGAGTATCATAATGTCTGAACACGATTTAAACCAAAACGAAGAAGCTGATGCAGCATCAAATATGGCTACCATCGCTTCAAAACCAACCGGAATCTCACGTTCCGACTTGATCGCAAAGATGGTCGCTTATGCATCATCTTTAGACAAGGAAACACTAGCACAAGCAGCTGAAACAATCGGAATGTCACCAGATGACATTTACAACAGCAATAAAGCGGCTACATCAACCGGCGACAATTCTGCAAAGAATAAAGCTTCTGTCAATTCTTCTAATGCTGCTCCAGCTCAACCAATGACTACAGTAAAAGAAGACCTTGCATTGATTTTTGGAGACTCAACTGATCTTTCAGAAGACTTTAAACTCAAGATTAATACACTCTTTGAAGCAGCAGTTTCAACAAGAGTTTCTATCGAAACAACAAAGCTAGAAGAATCTTTTGAAGCAGCCGCTTCAGAACTTCAGACCCAATTCGAAACAGATCTAGAAGAATCCGTAGAAAAGATTCAAAGTGAAATGTTAGAAAACGTAGATAATTATATTAACTACGCAGTAGCAGAATGGATCTCAGAAAATAAGCTCGCAATCGAGTCTGGCATCAGAACAGAAATTGCTGAATCTTTCATGCTAAACCTTAAAAATGTTTTTGAAGAACATTATATCGATATTCCAGAAGACAAAGTAGACGTTGTAGAATCAATGGCAGCTGAACTCGAAGAGATGAAGGCACGCTTCAATGAGACTACAGAGAGAAATATTGAGCTTTCCAAGGTTGTAAACCAGAAGGAAGTCGAAGATATCACTACTACTTTTGCTGAAGGAATGACTGACACTCAGAAAGATAAGTTCGTCAAGTTGACCGAATCTATCAACTATTCTGACTCAGATGAATTTCGTAAGAAAGTTTCAATCATCAAAGAAACATACTTCCCTACAAAGAGTGAAGTAAAGGTTACTGAGGATCAGCTTCTTAACGAGAGCGTAGAAGAGCCAGAAAAAGCTCCTTACGTTGATCCATCGATGAATAACTATGTTGCTTCAATTTCTAGAACTCTTAAAAAGTAATCTATTATAAATAAAATTACATAAACTCTAAAAGGAGATACAAATGATCGGTTTTAATGAAGAATTAATCTCAAAGTGGAAGCCAGTTCTTGAGCATGGTGATCTTCCAAGAATCACTGATGCACATCGTCGTAATGTGACTGCTACTCTACTTGAGAACACAGAAAAGGCAATCAGAGAAGCTGGCGGCGGTTTTGGCCAACAATCACTTCTCGAAGTTGCAACCAACTCAGTTGGCGCATCAGGTTACACTGGGAATGGCGGAACAGGCGTTCAAGGTTATGATCCAATCCTAATCTCACTCATTCGCCGTGCAATGCCTAATCTTGTTGCTTATGATGTCTGCGGCGTTCAGCCAATGACTGGTCCAACAGGACTAATCTTTGCAATGAGAGCTAACTACGCTAACTCATCTGCTACGCTAAAGGCAGAATACACGATGGAACTTGCTCAGGATCTTAAGGCTGTTCATGGTCTAGATGCTGAAACAGAACTTGCTAACATCCTACAGACTGAAATCCTTGCAGAAATCAATCGTGAAGTTGTTCGTACAATTAACCTTTCAGCCGTTGCTGGTGCTGCTACTGGTACGACTACTGCCGGCACTTTCGACCTTGACACTGACTCAAACGGTCGTTGGTCAGTTGAAAAGTTCAAGGGTCTTATGTTCCACCTTGAAAGAGAAGCTAACCAAGTTGCTAAGGACACTCGTCGTGGTAAGGCAAATATCGTAATCTGTTCTTCAGACGTTGCATCTGCTCTTCAGATGGCTGGCGTACTTGATTACACACCTGCTCTTAACTCAAACAACATGCAGGTTGATGATACTGGCAATACATTCGCTGGTGTACTAAACGGTCGTTTCCGTGTTTACATTGATCCATATACCACAGGCAACTATATGACTGTTGGTTATAAGGGTGCTAACGCATTCGACGCTGGTATCTTCTACTGCCCATACGTTCCTCTACAGATGGTTCGTGCGGTTGGCCAAGATACATTCCAGCCAAAGATTGGATTCAAGACACGTTACGGAATGGTCGCAAACCCATTCGCTCGTAGCGTTCAAGGAACTCCAAACGTTTCTGACGGTACAATTACTGTTGGTACAAACGCTTACTATCGTAGAGTTCTTATCACAAACATCATGTAATAAGAAGCAAGGTCAACTTGCTCATACTAAAAAAGGGGGCTTCGGCCCCCTTTTCTTTTATCCGTTTCCCTTGCTGGAGTATTCATGTACTCGTTTAGGTGATTTGATCATCTGTTTAATCTCTTCCATGTGCTTTAATTGAATATAATGAAGGAAGACATACATCTTATCTGACGTGCTCCAATCCTTTGTATTCTCAATAAAATGATCTGGAACTAATTGTTTAAGATTTTCTACATATTCTTCTGTTGTCATTTTGTATCCTTGTAAAGCCAATAATAAAAAATATCTGCCATCTGACAAACTTCTTCGCTTGTCATAAGCTTGCCCGTAACAGTCTCTTCGGGTGTAATTAAAATCTCATTCATATGCTTACACCATTCAATTGACTTATCCAGAGCCCATTGCTTATTCCAAAGGCGTTCTTCACGTTCCTTACGAGCAGCACGATCTGATGATGTTTCCATATCATTTTCCGTCATTGTGTCACTACCTTCTTCCATTGTTTATCTTTTGGCCTAATCCAGAGCTCACCGTCCTCACCTACCGCCATCGATACCTGCTTATTGGGGTCACTGCTACCGCCTGTAAAAATAGAAATAGGGCTGTTTTCGTAATAGCCGTTGATCTTCTCGCTTTTCTTAGTAGTACCCGTGAGAGTCAGGCTTATTACATGATCTGGTGGTGCCTGAGAAGCAGCTGCTGTTCTCACACCCTCAGTAATTAGAGCTGCTGGTGCAAGAGGTAGAAATGCAAAAAATTTACGTCTGTTCATTTGTATATCCTTTTCTAAGGCCAGTAATGTTTGCCTAATATAACGATGTTATAACGATAACCTTTATTTGCCTCAATGTACTTTTTATTTCCGTACCTGCTTATTCTAAGAACTTTTGTAATTCTAAAACACCAACCTTTCGGATCAACATTATATAATCTCCAATAATAAAAAGGACCAATATATGTCATCCTATAATGATTTTTTAAGCAATTAACAGCCCACCAGATCCGCAATTTTAGGCATGTGGTTAGAAACAAGATCAGCAAATTTAGGTATAGGCGAGAGAAATATTTCATTCATAATACTCAAAGTCATGATGTTCACACCAAGGAGTATGAACATGCTCGGTTGATAATGTAAATGCCAATGCAACGATCAGCATTAACGGCGAAAGAAAAACTCCTAATAATCTCATGCTCATAGCTTTACGATCTCCAATCTATCTTTGTTAACTTTCATATTAACGAACCTATCTGTCTCGTACATACCCGATCTCAGGTAATCTCGTCCGCCATCGATAAACACTGTCTTATCAGAGCTCACCCGATAGTCATGGCGATATCGAGAATAAATCACATCACCATTGAATGCTTTGACACCCACGATATGACCTTCTGTAGCAGAGATGCCATCAGCAATCATGGGATGTCCATGCAACATAAACAAAGCAAAGTAGTTAGAACCTTCAGGATGAGCTTTGACCGTATAGAAGATAGCAGCAGGGAAGTTTAACCACTTGCCATCCTTATCCTTTAGGCAAGATTCAAACACATACGTACCAGCATACTTCTCTTCGATATCAGTGATCTGCTCTTGCGTCAGAAAAGTACATTCATTCAATATGTTCATCGATATTTCCTCTTAAATACTTTAGCGTATACTCTCTCTAGACCTTCTTTATCTGGATGGTTATGGATCCATTGACCTGTATGAGGACTGAAATGCTCCCTAAAGAAATCATCCATCATCTCATTGCCCGTGACTACCTGAACATTGATCTTGTCAGCGAGAGCGTCAAACTCTGCATCTGACATGACAGGATCATCATGCACCTCATAGGCATATGCTGCTACTGACAACCTGATCCTGTTTCGCCTTTCGACGTCCGAATCTATGCCATTAAAGAATGCTTCTATGCTCATGCCGCTTCTGCCATCGCTATGTGTTTGCATGTCTTACGAAATCCGAATCCTGTACAGTTACACGTCTTAT